GTTTATGAAAACGTTGCGGCCTCCGAGGTGCCGCTACCGGAATCTCCCGAAGCTACCCCAAAAGGGTCGCCTCGGTCTGGATCCCAGAAGTGGCCCCCTCCCCCTCTTTCTGCTTCTCAAGGAGGGCCTTTTGGTTCGGCTAAGCCGGACCAGCGACCTGTCGCGGTTAAACCGCTTCCGGTCAAGGCCCCCCTTCCTGAGAAAAAGGATAAGGGGAAGGCACGTCGGGCCCGATCGGCGTCACCCCGTCCCGTTCATCTCGAAGAGAGTGAACGGGTTTCGTTTGTTCCTGCTGCCAAAAATTTGGCGCAGCAGGAACACCACGATTACGAGGTGTCGTCGTTCCTGTCCAGGCTAGACAGCTTTTTGGCAGTGCCAAAGAGCTGCAAAAGCCTGGAAGCCGTACGTGAATGGCTCCAATGTCTCCAGGTAGACCTGTCATCTATGTCCCAAAAGGGCGAGATTGACGGCCTATCTGCCGACGATTGGAGATATCTCGACAATCTGGCAGGTCGTCGGACAGACCACGAGGACTTAGAAGTCCTCTTGGAAATGTCCGAAGGCCTTAGCCATGATTTGGAGCATTACTATGACCATTATGATGACATTTATGCCACCATTGAGTCCATAGTCTGCCCCCCTGAAAAGGGACCGCAGAAGATTAAATCTTCTACGGCCCCAAAACCCGTTATAGCATTAGCTCCAGCGGGAACTCCTCAGGAGGGGCAGAATCCGTTGGCGGTGAACCAAGCACGCACGCCTCGGTGGAAAACTCTAGGGTTAAAACCCGAAGAGGTTAACCGCCTTCGCGCGTGTGCCGGCTTACCGCCGATGGTGCCTTCGCATACCATTGAGAATGGGGTATCAGTTCCTAATCAGGAATTTGTCCCCACTCCGAAATGGTTGGTTACGGGGTTTAGCCTCTACGGCGAGTCCTTTGTTAAGGACGTCGAAGAGGGTATTGTCACCGGAAAAACTTTTTCCGATTGGCAAAAGAAACCACCTGTACCCAAGGCAGAACCAACTACGCCCGCCGCAGATAAAGCGCTTTTCGCTTCGTTATTTAACGAATGGAAAGCATTCCGCGCCGAGCATAAGTCGGTCCCACTGGTCCGGAACCCGAACACAGAGGAGCAAAAAGCCCTTCTGGCGGAGTACCGCTCAGTGGAAAGTAGACTTCTACCTATAAAGTCGATGAAAAGCTTCTTGCCCAAATTGGGCAGTGCGCCTCCTAAAAAGAAGACGCAAGAAGCGAAAAATCGCAAGGAGAAGTTTAGGAAGGCGAAAGCCTCCGCTTCGGTGCCGGCTCCCCAGGGGATTCCCCCTGCGGCGCCCGCCCCGACGGCGGCTCCGCCTCCCACGGACCCATTCGCTGCCTTGATAGGCGCGCTGGGTCCGATCTTCACGCTACTGAAGGAATTTGCAGCCGTCATGGCTGCCTTCCATCCTGTCGCGTGAGGATGAGGGGTTCGTCGACCCACAACCTGAATGGCCCTTCGTTTCCTGTGAAGCGCCTTTCCCGTCAGCAGAATAATTCTACTGAGTGGGCAAGTTGGTACCGTATTCCTTTAAGGATACGGAATGGACGAAACGTCATCCCTCCCATTTTCCCCGTTTCCGCGGAAGTCGTTGCAATTTCACACCTGACTTGGTCAGATGTGAAAGGCTTCAACTTTTACGTGAAACGGCGATTTTGGACGGTTGATCAAGCCATATTGGCCACACAAGTGGCCAATACGCATGGTCTTACCATACCTGAGGGGCTCTCGCATCCTGCTATAACCAGCAAAATATCTTTAAAAGATTTCTGCGCCCGGTACTCCCAAGTGGGAGGATTGCCGGGTGGTTTCGCAGCGAGGGCCCTGAAGGCGTACGGTGTCCACCCACCGCAGGTGAAAGCGATGCTATATTGCAGCCCCTTCCTTGAGGCTTTAGCCATGAAGGAAGGTATACTGCAGTTTTTAGCGTCGACCTCACTTGCGGAGGGGTTTAAACATGCCGTTCGAAGACGCCTGGCAATTGCCAGGTTTATCGAAAGCGGCTGGGACGCCTTACGACAAGCGCTAATGGCTGCACAAATGTGGCCGTCTGACGCTTGGGTAAAGAAATGGACGTGGAGTCTCGTGATGGATCCTCCCTTGGTTTTAAAAATCAAGGAATTCGCACACGAGGCCCGCGCGTTCGCCTTCGGAAAGATAACCGAGCTTAGCTCCCCATTTTGGGACGGTTTAACCGTTCCAAATACGGAAGGCCTGCTCCAACTCTCTTTCTGTGGTCGGTCGCTACCGGCGCCGCTCGTTTTCGTAGAACCCATTACGGATTTCTACGAGCGTATGCAGGCACCGCTGGCATGGCCGAAAAGTCGACTCGATTCATTCGTCGTGTGGGCTCATCAGTGGGCTACTAGGTTTAAACCTAAGAAGCTCGCTTTGAAGTCCATGTTTACGACGTCTGGGTGTGCCGAATTCACCCGCGAGCAAGGGGGTATACCTGCCGCTCTTCGCCTCTACGCCTTTTATCAAAGGTGTAGGGAACAGAATGGCGCGGCTAGATTTACCCGCTTTGATCGTGACCTCGCGCAAAGCGCCCCTTATACATGGTTACCCATGGAAAAGTGGCGCTTAGCCGTCGGGGCCTGTACCCACGTTATGGAAGAATGGTGGGGACCCATACCCGCAATACCTATTGCGGCTCCTGAAAAGGGGCTAAAGGTAAGGATTCCAACCAAAACAATTCTTCCCGTGTTGGTACTGGGGGGTTTCCTCCGCAGTGTTATTGACCAATTCTTGGTCAACGATCCGCGGATAGGACCCTCCATCACGCCTGGCGACAGCCTTCGACACAATTTCCCTCTTAAAGAAGGAGACTGGCAATCGATCGACTGTGTCCAGGCGACGGACAACTTCACGCCTGAGTATATCAGCATTCTCTACCATGCGGTTTTAACCGTGGGAAGTGAATTCTTTTTACCCGAAACGTTGAGTTGGCTCCGTCGTATCGCAAGCTGGTTATTTACCTGCCGCAAAGGGATCAATGCAAAGAAGGTTATACCTCCTCCAAAGATCCCCAGGCAGATCCCGCCTGCGATCGCCAGGAATCTAGCGAAGAAAACTCGTTATGTTTCCTTGGTAGACAAGCCCCCACGTTATGGGACTTGTGGTGAGTGCACCTCATATTGGGATGCATACTCCACAAGTTGCCCTGATCACCGCGTCCCGCCAAAAGCACTCAATGAGTACTCTAATTGGATGGATGAGGTGGCCGTGGATGTGCCTGGCAGTGTCTTCTCGTCTTCTTTTACGAAACGTCTTGGTATAATTCCTATGGATAAAATCCAACTGGAATACCAGGACCTAAACGTTCAGGAAGGCTTAGAATTCATTGGAAAAATGGACGTCTGGCTTAAAGCTATACGGGACCAACCCGGCATCCTCTTTAAAAGAGGTGCCATGATGGGTGACCCTACTAGCTGGCCTGGACTGCCTATTCTTACTTTGTTCTGTTGGGAACAGGTCGTCGATTACCAGTATTGGCTATTTATAGCCACTACCGGTGACGACGCCTATTTCCAGGCAACAGTTGACCAGAATATTTTATTCTGCCAACTGATGTCGGAACTAGGAACGAAGTTTTCTCAGCCGAAGTATTTTTCGCATCCACACCTAGCGGTGTATTGCGAACAAATTCTCCGGGATGGGAAATTAGAGCCGTA